GAATTTCATTTCCTAATTTGGGTTCAAATTCAAAAGCATCTCCTTCTATATCTTCTGTTAGTTTTTCTGTCACCCTAGCAAAGTGATGTTTTGAAAAATCATCCGAATGAATCAAAACAAATAAATAGTGAGTGTTTTCATTCCAAGTATTTATTCTAACTCCTGTTTCATTAGTATTATCAAAGCATTTTATTTTAAAACCATCAGTAGTTGCTAAATTAGAATTTTGTATTCCTAAAAGCACCGTTTGACTACTCGCAGTAGTTCCGGTTGCCGGTTTAGAAATTGTGAATGTAGTTGAAGAAAGAATATTATCAATGATAGTGTCTTCTTGTAATTTATTGTGTTCTATGCTTTGTCCAACATATAAATCATCGGTGTTTCCGCTAGATAAAGTTATCAAATGACTATATCTTGTAATTGTGCAATTGGCTAAAAGACTCCTACCTAATGGAGTTAATACTGTCGAAGTTCCGTCATTGTCGGGAGTAATCACCACATTTAATCTAGTTGTGGTTGTTGCTGAATCAAAAACATAAAGCATAGGATTAGTGGGGCAATTATATGCGGTTTTAGTGAAGGTAAAAGACCTACTAGTAGTTATTGAATCATTAGAATTTTTATTCATTGTTGCCGTATTAGCCCCACTATTAATAGAAGTAATTATGCTCCCATCGGCTATTCCTGTTCCCGAAACTTTCATCCCAACAAATAAATTCGTAGTGGTTAAATTGCTAATAACCGCACTACCTGTTCCGGCAGTAGTTCCTGTTAAAACAACAGTATTAGGATTAGAAGAGATAGCCACTATTTCAGTCATTCATCCACTTCCTCAAATCTAAAATAAAATAGAGTGTCTTTCAAATTAGGAAGTAGGTTGTTAATTAAAAACTTCTTTCTAATTGTTGAAGTCATGCACATTTCATGTAGTTCCCCCATAAATTGTTTATTAGCAGTAGCACTATCCTCTCCTGTTCCTTGATTGTTATTAGCCCCGATAAATAAATCTTCCTCGGCCATAGTAAAATCACTACTAGCCCCGACACTTACGCTCTTTTGTAGTGTTCCATTTAAGTATATATTAAGAGTCTTTCCTATATCATTGTATGAACAAGCAATATGAAATTGGTCGTTAATATAGATTGGTTGTTGTGTATTTTTAATATATATGTTTGTATTGTTGTCAATTAATGATGTTCCATCATCAAAATTAGCAACTAGTTCAACCCTAGTATCGTCAACTACAGTTTGTATTATTCCTAAAGAAGTGAAATTAAATCCCTTTCTAATGAATATTTCTTGCCCTACTTGTAATTTAGCAGTTGAGGCTACGGGTATTTGATTGGTTGGTAAACTAGGAGAACTTGTGTCTAAACTAGTCGCTACAATATATTCTTGTAGTCCTTTTTTATTAATACCATCTAGCGTTTCTGCTCCGATTCTATTAATGCCCTTATCGTTAGAGACTTGGCTATGAAGCCCTATATTTGTAAAATGATTCATTTCGGCTTTGGAAACAATTACTGCATTGTCTGTTATAGCGGTATAATCAGTTCCTCCTATTTTTAATCCCGCTTTTATTTTATATTCGGCAGGTTGATTAGTATTTGTTGAAGTGGCATTGACTAAAGATAAGTAAAAGTTAGTGCTTGAAAATATTCTCATTTCGTGAGTTAGCCTAGCAGTTTGAGTTAAGTAGTCTTCGCTTTGAAAGTTAGCACTATCGGCATCACTTTCTATAACACTAGGCATTATTTTTTGTGATGCAATAGCAGTAGGTTTTTCAAAAACAAAAGTTCTATCAGTCCTAGTATCAGTAGTGGCATCATTATCTATCTCAATACTAGTGCCATTAGTATTTATTTCTACTATTTTACTTCCTGTTGGTATTCCATCACCGCTTACTGTCATACCTGCTACTAAAGTGCTAGTGCTAGTAAAACCATCTATGTATTTTTTATTTGTTGCGGAAGCATTAGTATCACAAGTGATATTTTGAGTTGCACCATCAGCAAGACTCATTCCATTTATGTCATAAGGAGTCACAATACTTTCAAATGTAAATGAACCCCTATGCGCCCATATACCATAATTGATACCATCGGCGGAAGATGGAACATTATCGCTATAATCTATTTTAATATGAGCATTACACATGACGGGGAATACTAGTCCCCTTTGTTTACCCACCAAAATATCATACATGCTATCACCTATGGAACAATAATTGCCGTTTCAAATTCTAAACTAAAAGATAATTCATAGGTTTCTCCGCTTATATCGCAACTAAAACTTCTAATGAATCCTGTTAATCCTGTGTCTGTATCTTTGTCGGGGAATGAAGATATTTTTGCAGGAACTCCTAAGTTATCTAATTCGTTATTGTCTCCTCTTGAAGCAAATGTAAATGGAATATTTCTTCCATTTTCTCTAGTGCTATTATCATCTACCGTAACAGTCCAAGTTCCACCATTGGCTTCACAATCTGTTTTATTAAGATATGCTGAATTACTACAAGTTCCAATGTAATTATAGTCACTAGCGACCAAAGA